CATTTGATATATGAGCCTCTGCCCAAACAGCCGTAGATGTGCCTATATTAAAAGTATCATTAGTAAATGTCCCAGCTGCTGACATCGGTACTATATCACCTTCTAATGCATCAAAATTTGCATTTACATCTACTGCTGATGCGGTTGTACTATTTGCAAATGTATTCCATGTACTTGTTGCCATTTTAACCTCCTTATAAAATTTCTCTTAGATAAAATCCTGATTCCATACGATCCAGATTATGTTCAAATCCAATCACTGTATAATTTCCTCTTATTTCAAATACATCACCACCGCCTCCGGCTCCCCATAAAGAATCGTCCCATAAGAAATTACCCCATAAAGACCCTGTAGTCGCTATATCTTTTGAAACATAATCCATTTCAACACGGTCAAATAACCGTAATGCCGGTATAAATTTTGATGAAAGTTTAATCTCTTTTTTAGCTTGTGATGTTTCGTTATTGATTTTGGTTAAAAGAGTATCGGCTGTCGATGTATTTAACCACGTATTTTCAAAATCATAGGTACGTTGACCATAAATAAATGACGTTGATGAATCCCCAACATCCCATGAATCCTCTTTTATTCTGTAAGAAGCTTCAGTGTCCGCTTCATCAATTTTAACACGTAATCGTGTAAAAATCTTGCTTGTGGATTCCTTATATTCGTCAATCGATTTTATAGTATGTCCATATTCGGGATTATGGGTGGCTACTCCTGAAAATTTCCATGCGGTACTTGATTGATTGCTTGTCCTGTCTCTAAAATGAAATGTCCCATCTGGATCAATCCATACTGCCTTAGCTTCGGACTCGGCTAATCTCGTCATTAAATCCCAAATTGGCATATCAACTGATTCGGTCGTATCTAAATCGGGGTAAATCGTGGTTGTTGATTGAATATCCCAAGCTCCTGTACTGATTAAATCACCAAATATAGATACACTATTTGCATCTACTAAATCACGTATTTTTATAATGATTTCGCTTGCCGTTTGTGATCCAGTAATCCCACTGAGTCTTGTAGCGGGAACATCCTCAAAAATACTTAACATAGGCTTTACGGGTAAAAGAACTTCATTTTTAGCATTTAAGATTATTTCATCTGTTAAAACACCTAGAAAATTAGCTGAGTTTACGGGGCTGCGGCCCCATAAGTCGCCTCCCCATAAAAATTTTCCCCAACGCACTGCGCCCCCTGGGACTTCCACCCCATCATCATCAATATAGCCTGTTTCTATAAATACCTTAGTTTTGTAAGGGGTTAGAAAGGCATTCCATAATGACGAGCCGTCATCTTTAGTATTAAATTGTCCGTCATCATTTCTAACCCTCAATGTTAGACCATTTAAACGAAACGAATTAAATCTATGCACCTCCGTTTCAGTTCTTATACGTCCCCAAGATTTAATTTTATTCGTTATATCAAACCAATCAGTTTCATATCCGGCACTCGCACCAGTCAACCTACGTTTGATCGATGCCCGCCTGAATACCTCCGATGTGTTCTTTTTTGTTATTTGACGTGTAAGGGTCATCGTCCGGCGGTTTCCTGTAGTTCAATAATTCCAGTAAAACCATTACCAATAATATTCGATGTCAATTTATCAAAGTTAAATCCATTGACCCAGTTCACCTCATACATGCTCCCATCCCATTCGCTTTCAGTTGGGAACGGAAAAAATTGAAGTGAGGCTCTAGATTTGTAGGCGGTTCGAAGTTCGGAACGGGCGGCACTAGATACAAAAGGGACTTTTATTGTTGCTCTAAATTTTTCCGCCAAAAAATAACGGACGGTTCCACCATCGGACATCTGATGGATAAAGTTAGTCTCTACAATCTGCGGATCGTATTCATCAAACGATGGATTTTGTGTAAAACGATGATAAGAATCCCCTATATAATATTCGCCTAAGCTTTTTTCTAAACTTGCTGTCATAGCCTCGTTTGCTTTAATGGATATACTACTAACTGTTTGAGTAGATACTGACCAATACTGGGACGTTTCGCTATTCGTTGTATATTGAATTGTGCTGGTGCTATATCCCGTTAATGTGAATGTATTTGTTGTTGTTCCATCATAGAATATACTGAAATCCTTTAAATTGTGTCCGGCTAAGGCAATCCGGGATATTACCGTTGATGTATTGAATGTAACCAAGATTGTAGTAGCGGTCGTACTATTATAGCCATTGGATGTATATTTAGTATCATTATTACGATCAATCAAGTTTTTGACTGTAGCACTATTGCTATCCACCGTTATAATTGACGTTGTATTCACAAAATTGGCCCTATCAAGCTCCATATTAAACATAGTAAAACCCCTTAATTAAATGCAACACTTTGATTATTCCTTTTCAACTTAAATAATTCCTCATCAATTTTTAAAGCAAATTCACGGGCCTGTGATTGATCCCCCAGTACTGCACCTGAAAATGTAATATTTACACTATTTGCCCCGCCACCAACTTGTCCCGATGATATTGCATTAAATAGGTTTGATTGTTGGGCTTTATTTAAAACCATCTCTCCTGAATTTACGGCCACAGATAATCGATCCCCCGCCGTGTTATTCCCTGAAACAATTCCACCCGTAGCAAACTTCTCTAATTTAGCGGCTCGTCTTTGTAGGGCTAGAGTTTCCCTCAGTCTTTCTAGCTGTTTTTCTGATATTTGTTTCGCTCCTTGTGATTCCAATTCTTTCACTAACTTTTCTGTGGCTTCAAGCTCACCTCTAGATATCCCGGCCTCAAATTTAAATCCCTTAGTTAATTCTGCTAATTCAGTACCTATTAAAGAAGCCCCTGCTTGTTGACCCCGTGCCAATGAATGCAATCCACGTGACGTAGATAAATTAGCTGCCGACATCAAGGCCCTCATCTTTTCTTGTAATGGCACTGCTTTTTCTAAAACGGTTCTTTTTTCTTCGGCTCTCTCTAATTTTTCCCCTAGCTCTGAGTTTAAGTCAATATTTGTACCTTCAATATCTTTTAATTTTTGCAAAATAGCCTCTTGTACAGTTGTTCCGGCCGTAACTTGTAAATGGTCTAATAATTCGGTAGGTATAATTCCTTTTACGCCTATTTCATCCATTAAATCCTCTAAAATATTAAGCTGTTCAGTAAATATATCTTTTTCACCACGTATAGAATCTAAAGCCCGATTTGTTTTTTTAATCATTTTATCAAATGCCTCTTGTGCAATTTGAGCAACAGTCTTAACTGGGCTACTACCAAAAATATTACCTAATAGCCCACCCATTATCCCAGTAACCGCCCCACCTAAAAATGCACCTATTCCTGGCACGGCTGCCGATAATCCACCTATGATCGCATTATTTACAGATCCACCACTTGAGAACTCGCTACCAATGATACTAGAAAACGCCCCGGTATAATCTCTTGCCGCATCTCTCCCAAACTCACCTAATTTTTCTGATGATATTTTTATGATCTCATTTCTTTTTTTAAATGATTTTGAAACATCCTCAATCCTTTTTTTATTTTCTTTTTCTAAAGAGGTGGTTAGTTTTTGTTCTTTGAGCTTTAAAATTGAAATGCGTTTTGAGACGGTATCAATCTGGAATTTTAATAGTCGTTTCGCAAATCTATTTTCTGTTTGTTCTCTTTTTATTAAAAGATCACGTCTAATTTTTTCGTTTAAAGCTAATTCTAATTGTATTGTTTTTAATGTTTCCTTAATCCCTTTTACTACACCCCCAAATTTAATAAATTCTATTTCAGATTTTAGATCATTAAGCTTCATTATAATAAGGTCTGAAACTAAATTAATGATAGGAAGTATCTCAAAAATCATGCTTGCTGAAAATGCTTTTATTTTATTTGTTACTATCGTTAAAGTACTAGATACAGTTAAAAGTTGTTGATTAAAGGCTTTTTCTGTCCCGCCAATTGCATTGGATACATCATCAACGACACTTCTTAATGCCGTGAAATCATCATTAGATAAAGCTAGTACCGCATTTAAACCTCTGACATTATTAAATAATGTAGATAGCTTCTTGATATTCCCACCCGTCGCTGTCTTAACATCGTTTAGTACGCCCTCAAATCCTTTTGATTTTATAGCGGCTGCATTAAACTCAATCCCCAGTTTTTTTGCTAATGATTCGGCCTCTGAGGATGGATCAATAATTGATGTTATAGCGGCCCTTAATCCAGTAACCGCTTCATCTGTTTTTATACCTTTAGTTGTTAATGCCGAGATTGATCCTAATAATTCATTTATGCTAATATTAGCCGACGCACCTATAGATGCAACCCTGCCTATCGAACTGGATAATTCGGCGATTGTTGTTTTTCCTCTAACTTGTGCCGCAAAAAATTTGTCTGAAATTACTTTTGCATCCTCAGCAGAAAACGAATATGCGTTTATAACGGTAGTAAGACCATCAACGGCTATTTTTGTATCCGTAACACCTGCTGTAGCCAATTTAGCGGCTGTTTCTAGAAACTTAGTCGAATCTTTAACGGCGATCCCTGCCGAAACAACATCGAAAAGTGCGTCTGATAGTACTTGAGCGGATTGAGGAATCCGCTTAGAAATATCCAGAACTTCTTTTGACAATGCCTGCACTTCACTTTGAGTTGCCCCAAATAAATTCCCGACATCAACCATTTTCTTTTCAAATTTTGCAAAGTCATTGATAGCTAATCCTATTGTCGCGCTCAATGCGGCGAGGCTTAATCTAGATGACAGAATCCCTTTTGAGAATCCCGACACAGATTTATTGATCCCTTTTAATTTTCCTGAAAACTTGTCTTTAAGTTGGACGACAACGCTTATTAATTCATTCGCCATGATTGTATTTCCTGCTATACCTTGCCTCTAAATAATCTAAAAGGCGACCTGTATTTTTTATATCTTTAAGCAAATAAAATGAATATATAAACCTTGTAATAAATAATGCGACAAGAAATAGACACGCATATTTTAAACCCATATATATTTTCACTAGGAAAAACGGGGCTATATAAGTAAGAATAGAAAATATGTTTTTAAGTATCATATTCTCCCTTGTTTCCTATTTGCTTTTTCCATTTGTTTCTTCTCGTTTTCAAACGCTTCAACGCATATTAATTGATTAAATGTATAGTCTTCAATATTCAGATTAATTACTTGGCTAGGTAATACGCCATATCGTTTAGCTATAGTATCAATTACCATAGCCTGAACCTTGGAAATATACCGAATACCCTCATTTTTTTTTTATTGAAACAATGATTGATTATTTCGTTATAAAGGCTATTTGATAATTCAATGTTTTCCATAATTGAATTAATCAAGCCATCTAAATTTTTTGATTGTCCATCAATGCTAATAATTGCTTTAGAAAATAAGCGTATCCAACTTTTTCTTATTTCTTTTAATGACAAATCCCCATCTGATTTCCTTTTAAACATTAACTCGGACTCAACTTGCCATTTTGATATTGGGATACCCTCTTTATCTAAAAAATCATCGGGGGTTATTTTCCGAATTTCAAATGTAACCCCATCGAATTTCGTTTTAATAACCCCCAGTATTTTACGTTCAATTCGTGATAATCCCACGAAATTTAGTACCCCGATACATCATTAAGTAAGGTTGCCTTAATATCTGCATTGGTTGTCGTTGGGTCTTCACCTGAACGGATCGCCGTTATTTCGGGTTCAATCATTAATGTATCGGCCCCTGTGACTTCGTGATCCCCTGCGTTATAAAATACCTTGGGCAACACAATTTCTAGTTTAAAATTCTCGGCTGCCGTAATGCTAGTCCCTTCTAAGACTAATTTAATGGAGCCTGAACTATTCACCGTAAACCGATCATATACGGTGGTCGTATCCACACGCATTGTTAATTTTAATGATACATCACGCATACCAGGCGGTAGTACAGATAACGCATTTGAGCCAATCGCACGGCTATTATTATCATTTACCAAATTATTGTTTACAGCAAGTTCAAATCCCACGATCGTTTCTGCTGCGGATGAGGTCAAGGATGCCTCCGTCCCGGCATATTGTAATTGGCCATCGGTATACAGGAATGGACGAGCCGTTGAAAATCCTATGGCACTATCCGCAATAGCAGTGGTGGTAGTTCCCGCCTTCCCGATAATATCATAGCTAATGGATACGGGACTCCCAATCTCTCCGCTAATTGTCATTTGATTTACCCGACATCCTACATATCGCCGTGAAATCGTTGGGCCTTTCCTAGAATCGATTGTTAGGGATGTTCCGCTCCCTACATTTAGGGTTTCTCCTACGGTAAGTGAATGCGTGAATGCGGTTGAGTTTGTTGTTGAGTTCCCCGTCGTTGTGACGGCTGCCCCTAACGCATGTAGAAATAAGGGAATCCCATCTACAGGGTGTAAATCCATATCTATGGCTCCGTCTACATTTTGACTTAATTGGAATCTACGCCCGTATGAACGGGTTGAATTAAATCCCTCACTTTTTTGCTCGTCAAATTTTTGTGTGATTGAATTACTTTTAAATTCGATTGCTTGTGTTGAAACTGCCGATGTTGCGGGCGTTCCAAACACGGTCTCTGTTGCTATCGTTAAAGCCGATCGATACCCCTGTTCTGCACTGTCTCCGATTGCCATTAGTTGTCACCATCCTTGATTATTGGCTCTTTTGGTATTAATTTAGCTTTCTTTTTAGGCTCTTTGATTTCTTCCCATAATCGAGCTTTACCTATTTTCATTCTCAAAAATGTCTCGGCTAAGATGGACTCTTTTAACTCAACAATATTTTTTTCGTGATCAGAATTCGGGTAATTTTTCCCTAGATATGACCGCTTCATTTTACCTATATAACGTAATTTCAATTGGATGCCCCTTTCGTGACGAGTTGTGTTTCTCTTAGTTCTTTATCTTCCTCTAAATCTCTGCTAAGTTGTAACTTTGCATAGTTACCATCCTCTTTCATCTGATAATGTATGACGCATTCATTAATTAATGCGTTCTCATTACTCATTAATTCCTTTGCTTTATTAAATGAATGTTCATCTTGAACCACCATTTTTTTATTCATTACAAGTGCTAGCTCTTTTTGTGTTAGTCTTCGCTTATAGCATGGAATTTCTTGTAACTGATCTTTTAAACGTCCTAACAATGGCAAGTTTAAAATCCCTTTTTCACTTGCATTTATTACCTTATTTGC